AAACGGTCACTAACCTCTTGCGTGACATACAGGGTCTGGTTGAAGTTTTCATTCAGATCCTGGGCACGAATAGCAGAACCTGCGAAAAACTGAGTTCGCAGGTTATCAATTTCGGTTTCTCTAAAAATACGGATGTTACCGGTTCCAGAAGGAGGAGCGGTAACGAATGTGATTTCAGTTAAACTCGAAAACGTATAATCGGTATCTTGAGTTTTTACTAGTCCATCAACGCTTACTTTAACGTCGGACTCTTCTAAATATTCAAATGGAAAATTAAAGGTGACGGTAACACCATCACCATTACGTAGTGCTTCAGTTGTAGACATTACACGTTTTGTGTTTAGAACATGGGTGGTTATTTAGCCATGTTATCAATAGTATAGGTAGGCGCTCGACCCATACGCTGGTCATCTCTGTTGACACCAGCCTGGTGCACACGAGCTTGGATAGCATCTTGCATCTCTTGAGGAAGTTGAAGCTCAGCCATTTTCTTAGCTTCAGCCGCAGCTGCATCAATGTTGATGTAAAGGTTGTCGAAGATTTTTTCATCGATTTCCTTACCATTTTTCAGACGCAACCCGTGGATAGTATCACGCCATTCTTTGGCATTATAGATACCCATCCAATAGGCAATACGTTCACGGAAGTAGCCATCCTTACCCATAATTTCAAACAACTTAGCTTTTTCTTCAGCGGTGTATCTTACACCGTTTTCAGCTACGTTAAACACAGGTCGAGTATCATACTCAATCTGCATCAAGAAATCAGCCTCAGGTCGATCACGTCCTTCAAAGACTTTCATTGGCATAACAGCATTCCAAGCACGCAACCATGGGTTTTCCGTGTAGCCTACTTTGTCGCCGTAAAGCCAATCATGGAGTTCAGGCAGCGCACCTTCAGGATCAAAAACATCAGCAATACCATTCTTATTACGAATGTGCTCTGCTAATTCATTTTCAACTACACGCAAAGCTGGGTTAATAATACGACCCATATCACGACGCACACCATGCAACGGTGCCATCGGACTCAGGAAGTTACCAGCCCACCGGGTCTGTGCACCTTGGTCACCACGAGCCACGTCAAACATAGGCTCAAGACCAGCAAACATGTCGCGGCTAGTCAAAGATGCAGCAAGGATAAACCACGCCTTGTTGAGGAACAAGTCAGGCTCAGAAATGCTAGTAAAGTTATCCATGACGTCAACAGTAAATGCCATCCAGTCACCAACTGGACCAAGCCAGTCGTAACTGTGCCAGTTACCATCGTCATCCATGTAGGTCTTTTTCTTGTAATCAAGCTCTTGCCTAATACGCTGTCGGTTGGGGTCAAAGTGACCGTTACCACGAATTCTACCTGCTTGCCACATATGGAAGGCAGAGTAAATAGCAGCAACGCCGATAGCTTTTTTACCACGCATCTCAGCACGCAATCCATCAAACTCAGCTTGTGTAGCTTTGAGACCACGAGGCTTCATTAGCTTTTCAAGTTCGTCTGCGGTAAAATTGTGCATCTTTGTAGTGCCTACAATCTTTTTGTAATCATCCATAAACATGGTGACTGGACTGTAGGTTCCAAAAGTAGATACGACGTTAGCGCTGGTTTTAGGGAACAGTACAAACGGTTTTAGCCAAGGGTTAGCTTTAATAAGATTGGAGAACGCACGGACACGAGGGGTGTCTAGGTTCAAGGCAATCTCAGAAGTAGCGTAGTCTACGTAATCATTTTTGATCAGACCCTTTGTATCAAACATAGAGTCATAGTATTCCTTAGCCTTAGCTTTAAAAGCTTCCTTAGTTGGTTTTATACCTTCGTCAATAAAGTCGTCATATGCCAGCATCCGTGCACGACCGTTAGCCATGACAGCACGCGTAAATCCGTCAAACGCAGACATAGCGTTAGCACCAAATCGCAGTATAGGATTGTTGCCAAGTGCGTCGAGAGTTTCTGCAATTTCTAACAAAGCGGCGGGACCGTGTTCACCACGTTTTGCGGAAGCATCAGCAAATGAGCGCAGAAGCTCAAAGTTTTCAAGGTTACGTGTAACAAGATCATCACGTACCATATAGCTGACACTATTGGGATCTTTAGATGCCATGGTGAACACCTTACCCATGTGTTTGGTGCCTTTAACAAAGGAATCCATAATAGCACTATACGTGACAAAACCACGTTTCAACTGACGGAAATCAAGACCAATAATTGAGCCACCAAGGTGTGCAACAGGTTTAGCGATCATACCGCCAGTGTTACCCATGATTGCCTTCATAGGAGTGGAGGCAGAAGTCAGGATAGAGTTATAGTAGTTGGAGTAGAGACCTTGTACAATAACATTGGGGATGTCAGGACGCTTATCATATACAGCCTTTTGAATGGCAGGCAAACTTTCCTTGATGTACTCGTTAAGTTTAGCCATGGTATTGATGTCGCCATCAGAAAACTCATAAGCCAAACGCAGCGGATCAAAGAACTCAGGACGTTCTTCAGAAACAGCCTTAAGCGTCTGAATAAACTTCATCGCTTCATCAGCAGATTCCTCAGCAAGATCGTCTGCTGTTTTAGCAGCTTCACGTGCAGCGTCTTGAATAGCTTGTGGGTTATTAGGATTACGCTTCCAAGTGTTAAGGAAGTTAAGCTTTTGACCACGCATTTTCTTAGCCAAACCAGTCTCCATAACGAGATAGGTCAAGCGATCAAAGATACGGTCTTGAGCTTCCTTAACTGCAAGAGTGCCTTCCATATTACGTGCTTGCTCGGCAATGTCAGAAACCTGACCAGCCAAGGAAGTCGTAAGGTATGCACGAGCTTTTTCAGCATCAAGGTTGACATAATCATCAAGATATTTCTTGATAGCTTTCATGCCAGCATTGAGACCTTCATCATTCAATACTTTAACACTTTTACCAAGTCGAGTATATTCTTCGGTAAACTCATTCATCATAACCTTGAGCCAGCCGGGATCAGCTTGTGGATCAGTAAGCAACTCAGCAAGTCGAGTACCAGCAGCGTCAATCTGTTCAAAACCAATCTTAGCACCATCGGGTAGAATAGCATCGTAAGATCCAGCTTTACGGATCTGTTCTTGCACAGCTTCCATAATAGTACGCTTAGGCAGTTCGTCTGCTTCTAAGCCATACTTAAGGGCTGCTTCAGATACCATGCTACGCAGTCTGCCTTGGACTGTGCCGATGTTGCTATCGATACGCACCTGGTCCACAGCAGCCCCTACAACACCCATGTCATCGGCTGTACGTACACCAAGCTCATCCGAGTGGAAAACGTCGTGTACGCCCTTTGTAGCCTCCTCTGGGTTAGCGTTCTTAGATAGAGCTAGTTCACCAATCTCATCCAAAGCCTGCTCTGTTTTAGCAGCAGCAGCCTCCATGTTTTCCATGAACGCTTGGGGATCGGTTTCTTCAGCCCTAGCAAATGCTGCGGCTGCAGACTCATCTTTAAACACGTAGTCAGTCATGCTACGGGTTCCGCGGATAGAACGGAACAGCTTAATACCAGCTTCCAAGAAACTAGAAGTAAAGCCAAGCATAACACCTTCGTTGCGGTTCTTTTCAGCCCACACATCAGGTGACTCACCATCAAGGGTAGCCCAGTCACTGGGAATATACTTACCAACTGCTTTCCACTCTTTCTTCAAGAAACCAGCAAGGTTGTCGTCTAGTTGGTTAGTCTTAGCAGTAGAGTCAACATAAGCACCGATACCAGTATCAATACCCAAGTCAAGCATCCATTTCAATGCTCGGTTGGTTTTAGGAGCACGTGTAGCCAACGGACTACGAGCAGCGATGCTGCCGCTCACACCTTTGACTGATCCTTTAAGTCCTAAAAATGGCAAGATCAGACCACTAATACCACGGATGCTTTTGGCAAGTTCGTTTTCATATTGAGGGCGCTTGCGAAAGTTGGCAAACGGAAGCTTGTTAACTTCATCAACAATATAATCATTGATACCAGCTGATGGAGCACTAATAATGTCCATCAAAGAATCCCAACCACCTTTGTCCTCATTCAGACCACTTTCAGATCTAGGATCTCGTGCATACATTTCTGTACGCATACGCTCTTGCTCATCTAGGTTAGCCTGTTGTTCTGGGGTAAACCTAGAAGTAATTTCTGCAGGTTCTTTATCCTCAACTTCAATGTCAGGATAGATTTCTTGCAGTGCATCGCTAATAGCACCTGCATCAAAGGTGTCAGTAGACTCACCACCACCATCGGTGGTCTCAGTATCTACAATTTCTTCTTGTTCATTTGCTACCTTATCTGCCAAAGCGTCTGACAAATCAGGCATTTGAATCTCTTGTAAGGGATCGTAATCCATCAACGTCCCCTCCTAAGAAGTTGAAATGTCATAGCGCGTGCCTCCTGGTCTCGCAGTAATGTGTTGTAGTTGTTGCCAAAACCAGCGGCTTGTAGCCTACCATTTACAATAAATGAATCAGCACGAGCTTTACCGATTGTTTGCATCGACAATCCTTGCTTAAGTAAAGCTGGGAATTGTTTTACAAAATCAGGGACAGCTGCGGGTGCTTGTACTGTTAAATCAGCAATATTAAACATCAACGCTTCATAAGCTTTAGTACCATGACGAACGCCAAGTTGTGCCAGCTTAGGAGCATACTGTTTTTCTAGTACTTCAAACCTACGATTAAAAATAGCATCAGCTTCGGTAGGGCTTCCTTGGAAACCACCATAACTTACACTACCTACATTTCGACGTCCTTTTGCAGGACCGCCAGTTGCTGGGTCTACATGACCATCCCAGTTTCTGGTATAACCACCATCGTAGGTACGGTTACCCTCGTTAATACCAACCGTTACCAAGAATCTATGCTGACCCTTAGGTGCTCTACGGAAGGTTTGTTGTGGGAATGCTGTATCTCCAGGAGGTTGTGAAGCGACAAGATTTTCAAAACCAGGTCGTACAGACATACCATTAACAGGACCGAACTGAGCCGGATCCATATAATCCTGACCGTTACGGATTGCCCTACGCTTTAGCCGATACATATGTGCCTGCTGTGCACTGGCGTTACGTAAGATATATGGGTTTTGAGCTGTTTGTGCTTGCTCAGGTGTGATGACTCCATAACCTACAGCAGCGGCTAGGAGCAATGCTTCAGGTTTTGCGATCACATTAACTCCTAAAGTATCATTTAAAACTGATCGTTTGTATTCTAAATCTTTACCAATCGACCCAGTTTGTAGGAAAGATCTCAAAGCTTCACGAGTTTCTTCAGCACTTTGGAAAATCAATGAAGGGTTTTTGACAATAGCTTCAGCAATACCTTTCGTCGTCTTGCTTTCTTCAGCCAACGTAACCATGTTTGTACGTTGAGCTGTTTGGGCTTTTTCAAGCGGAGGTTCAGGGAAGTTGTCAAAATTACCGTTCTTAGGATTTACGTAGAACTCATGGTCTTCATCTTTAGAATCCTCTCGCCACATACCTAACGCAATGTTCTGAGCTTCTAAAGCTACCGCTTTTTTAGTCCGCTGTTGATCAGGTGGCAGCTTAGCATTCTCTGCCATAAGTCTATCATACTCATCTTCATAGATGCCTTGATAGTGCTCATTAACTGCATCAGCTCGTTGTGTCAAGTTACCTTGTGGATCAACAAATTTAGCGTTCTTACCTTTGATAGCCTTTTTAATTTGACTAGATCCAAACTTAAATTCTTCAGATTCCTTACGATCAGCCTGTGCTTCTAGCTTATCTTTATAGCGAGCGTAGATTACAGGATTCAAAGCGTAATCAGCGTCTAGACTGACTTGACCAGTTTCAAGCGCAATCCTTGCAGCCTTATCAAGTTCAGAAAGCTGCTCACCTTCGACCGAAGATAGACGCATCATCCTTGATAGGGTTGCGTTCATTTCTTGGTTTGGAATACCAATCTCACCAGCTTTGAGTGTAACTTCATCCTGTTTGTCGATATAGTCAGCTATAGTACAGGTACCGCTTTCAAGGCATCCACGTACAAACTGTTGCACGTCAAACTCTAGCTCAGCTTTATCGGCTTTACGTTTGTTGTTACGGAACTTGGTAATGTTATCTTTATAGGCTCTGAGGATTTCTCCAGCTTTTGCTGGTGCTCGATCAATAAACCTTTGACCGTCTTCTAATACACCTTCATTCAAAAGCTTACCAATTGGCAACTCTGCACCATTAAGTGCAACTGTGCTAACGTAATCCTTTAAACGTTTGAAGAAACGTGTAGGAGTGTTGGTAAGTGATTTTCCATCCTTACTCCACATGCTTTTAGCATCTACTTGGAACTCAGCAAGTGCGGCATAGTTGCCCAACTTGATCTGTTCCATCAGGTTGGTTACACCAGACTTGAATCTAGTTTCACCATCATTACCTCTAGTCTGCCTAGAATAAGCCCGCTCCAGCTGTGCATCGACGGTAAAACCAGTCGCCATTTCACGCTGAATTAGATCGTTATTGACATCAGCAAGTAACTCATGACCCATAAATGCAGTACGCAAATGGGACATAATTTGTTTAAATTGAAAATCGGGCAGATTCTTTTGATTAATCTTTACGAAAACAAGCTCGTTGTTCTCGTCACGAACCGGAACTTCAGTATCGTTGATCTCTAGCTGTGTCGCCATCCATTCAGGATAGACGTTCTGGAACATATGTCCAGCGATCCTACGTTTAAGGGCGATCTGACCGTGGTTTGAAAAGTTCAGAATACCACGAGGCACATCGTAACTATCAGCGATCTCTGAAGCTTTAGCAGCAGCATGTTTAGTTACGTTGTCAATATCCTTTTCGTTCTGCTCAATAGCCAACATCTCTGCATTTTGAGGGATTAACCCTTGTCGCAGCATCTGGTAGTATTGATCATCAGCACGTGCCATCTGAATGGCAACGTCTACGTTTTGAACATCAGTTAGAGTTTTAACAGCTTGCGGTAAAAGCTCGGAAAACTTACCAATAGTTTCGGTAAGCGAGCCTTCACCAGTGCTGCTAGCATATAAAGCAGGCGCATTCAGTTTATTATCTTCAGCAAGAGTGCTAAAGGTTCCCTGAATAGCAGCGAGGTTTTGTTGCAATGATGGGTTAGGATCAGGCAGCTTAAGTGGATCAAACTCTTGAGATTGAGCAGCTGACTGAAACTGAACCTGAGTCAAGTTTGGTAGTTTCATTCGTTATCCCGTGGGATTAGGCTTTACCGTCTCGGTTAATAGTAATGTTGTTAGTTGTGTTTGTACGAGGTCTAAATACAGAGTTTGTATTGAACGCAGTATCAAACTGTTTGAAAGTGCTAAGACCAGACTGCACACCACCCATGATCTTCATAGCAGTATTGAAGAAGCCGCCACCACTACTCTGCGTGTAAGCAGGAATGTAGCCACGTGATTCCATCTGCATCATAGGACCGCCATCCATAATAGGTGCAATGGTGTTCAGATTGGCTTGACGCAAGGCGCCACCAATACCACCAATATTACGACCATATTGACGTTGTGCACTAGTAACACTTTCAACAAATCTAGCTTGATTTCGTCCATATTCACCTAAGGTCTGAATAGCCCTTGCCCTATCTGCACTTCGCCCGTAGGTTTCTGTAGCAGCAGCAATGCCTTCAGCTTGCATAAGTTCGTTCAATAAGCCCTCCTTTTGGAAAGCAAATTGCATCATCTGTTCAGCGTATTTAGCCTGTTCAGTTTGGAAGGATGCGTTTGCGGCTGCAAAGTTCTCGTCAAACTGTTTAGTAACTTGTGCTACTTTACGCTCGTATGCACGTTGCCGGTACTCATTGAGCATCCGGGTTTTGTACATACCCAATGTGTTATTGTATGCAGCGGCACCGATTTGTGAAGAACGGTCTTGTACTGGTTTGGTCGCAAACATCGACGACAAACCCTGAAAAAGACCTACACCAGCACCGATTGCGGTTATGGGATCCATGGTTTAGTCCAATAAAATTCTTTTAGATCTGAGTTGACATACCAGTCAGGATGCCATCGTCGCCACCTAGAAAACGTTTTGTATTGTTTGTCTGGGTCAGCACTTGTACAATCTATAAAGATCGTATCTCCTGCTGGTATCAGCCAACGCAATCGGAGGACTTCGTAGAATCCACGTGGGATAGTTGCAAAGCCCTCAGTGCCAGTCATGCGGTTATGCAAGGATCGGCTGCGTCGATTTTGTTTTTCATGATACCAGTCGTTTATCTGTCGTCGAGATTTACCTACAGCAAACCCTACTTTCCACACCACAGTACCGTCAGGCACTTTGTCCCAGGGTTCAATAAACACCTTACATATATGCTTACCTATTTTAATAGTAGATGTAAGGCGTCTGCGGCGTGGTCTGTAGATCATTGGCGAGAGTAGAATCGACGGTTATAGTTACCTTCCCATACAATGTTAAGCAGGCTAACAGGGAAAGGAGTGTCTCCAATAATAGTAATCTTTAAGTTTTCGTTTCGTTGGTAAATCGGTACATCATGTAAAGCAGATGCCGACAAGTTAACGTTGTTGAGAATATAACTATTTGGCAGGGTAACGTTGACTACATTATTCCAACGGTCTCGACCAGTAATATCTACACGATAAGTCACAGGACCACTAAGACCTGTAGATACTTTAATACGGTGTAGAATAAGATCAGCCGTAACGTCAGCAACGCTGCTCTGACCTTCACGTGAGGTCGTGTAGAAGACAGGGAGCTGAAGTTCCATATCATAAATATAACCAATAATCAAGTCACGTCCACGAAAATCGCCAGCTAAATCTACAGTATTAGCCGTAATATCTGCATCTTCAAAGTAAGACACAGAACCTTCAGCTTCACTACTTGTTGAGCCAGTATCACCGATGTAAGTGCCAACAGCCACTACGGCTAGACGTTTACCACTAATGTGGTCAAAAGGCAGGTTAACAGTAGTTGTATCAGTTGCATCATTGTATGTTCTGTACGGGTTGATATTAAACATATCAAGACACACATCTGTTTTTTCACCAGTAGGTAGCGTCAAGAACCCGGCTTCACTAGCTTGTGTCAAGTCATAAGAAGTTAGGTAAACAAACCCACCAGAACTCGTTACAGCATAAAATGTGCTTTTATCAAAAAACTGCAGTTGCAGGTTTCCAGTTAATTTCCATTTATACCAACTCTGTACACGGTTATCACCTTGTACAAAGAATCGATGTTGATATACAGTATCAGATCCAGCCTTAGCCAATGAAGTGATTGACATAGCAGGTGAAGCTACCATTGAGTCAATATCACTCGGTACGTATTCTGGTACGTTTGCAGTAGCTTCGTCGATAGATGCAGCAGCTTCCTTTTGGATGTTGAGCATCATAAACAACTTGCTGTATAGATTAGATTTACTAATAAATCCTTGAATAGTACCGACGGAAACAGCATCTATATCAGCATCGCACTCGAACGTACTGAGCGTATTAATTTTAGTAGTAGTAGGGCTAAGAATGTCAGCATCCGTAGATAGCAAGAACTGTTCATTAGGACCAAACAGCAGCAAACCGATACTAGTAGCAAGCGTGTAGTTGAGCGTCACAGGACGTGTAGACGTTGCTTGGATGTCAATAGGATCGTCTGCAGTCACAGCTTGGGAAGTGCTGCCAAAGAAGTTAAAGTAATCACCAGCACGGCTCATGATCACAGCTTCATTAGATAGCATTCCTAACCGGTTACGGTAGAAGAATAGGTTGGTAATTTTTTTACCGATAAAACTGGGAATCGGGTTAGTAGTATCATCACCAACTAAACGATTATCCCAGTTAACAGGTTCGTATTTAAAGATACCATTAGCCTGCCGTACGAGCTGGTGAGGCATTGTACTCTCATCAATTTCAAACTTAAGCCCAGGTCCAATGGTTTCTTCCCATACACCAGGACCACGTGCTTGGCTGTTGGTAGTTTTAAATTCGACATATACATCATCTGCACTTACATCGTCAGCGTTAGTAACACGAACAATATAACCATTTTCACATTGGTTAGGCAAACGAGAGGCTACATTAATCTTTTCTTGGAAAACATAGATACCTTCTTCTTGAGAAGAACCTTCTGTAGAAATAGTAAATGGTGCAGTACTTGACACATAAACACCAGGACCAATTTGCGTAGCCGTGATGTTCGGTTGTGCGTTCAATAGACCCGCAATAGCAGAAGCAATGGTGCCGGAGTCAAGAGTAGCACCAGAAACAGTTGAGGGTGTGGTATGAGTTACAACTACCCCATTGATAGTTACTTTATAGTTTGCATTATATGCAACAGTCTGGATAACGATAAACGCTTCATTAGGCTGAGCAGGTGAAAGCGTAGACTTCATTGCCGTTGTCTTGTTTTTATTCAAGACAAACGTATAATCGTTGATAGTCAGGATTTCGATGTCATCAGGCTGAGCATCTTTTAAGTAGGCTGTAGTTGGGATGTTAGATGATCCGATAGCGCAAGTTGTTACTTCAGTATCGTAATCCCCCTGCTCTGTAGATTCTAATGCAACAGCAGTGTTGTAGTTGGACTGCGCTGTAGCCATTGCAGTATCTGCTGCAGTCAATTCAGAAGGTGTGTTTGCAGCAGCTGTGGTTTTTACAACTTCATATACACGATACCCATCACGTTTCATCCAAGGATAATCTTCAGTCCTATCACTGCCTCGCTCATAATTAGCTGGCATAGGATCACCTGCATTTGTAACAGCAACAATAGTACTTGCAGGAGCTAAAGTATCATCTTTAATTATACACTGCTTAGTATCTATACGCTCTAAAACACCAGATTTAAGCATTTCTTCGTAGTAACCGTTTTTATAGGTTACCTCTATTTCAAACAAACTTTCCTCAGTTGAAAGCTGACCATCACTGGTTTCAGTTCGTGTAGCTTGTGCCGCATGTAATGCAGTTAGATTAGTTTGTGTTGAAGTATGAGCAGCAGTATACGTATCTAACTCTGATTTAAGATTAGTGACATTACAAGCGGTAGGCTGTCCTGTAGCAGCAAGGGTACCCATATCCACAGCACGAGGTTGCCCATCTAGTAACCCCCAGACACGGAAAATACCATCAGTTGTATCATATTGACATACATATTTTTCTTCATCATCCCGAAGGATTGGAAACCAACGTCCTCGGGCTGTTGCATTGTACAGTTCTGCTTCAAATTTACCACCAGGTCGTTTGAGCAAACCTAGTGCATAATCAGGGAAAACGTTGGATGCCTCCACAACTTGCCCAGGAAACTTAAGTTTATCTGGTTGCTGGGATACGCCCAGAAGCAAGTTTGGAATCCTTTGGGAAATTGTACTCATCGTGCAAGTGCGTTATACGGTTTGTAGGAGTTGTAGTAATTTTCACCGTCACGCCAGCCAAAGATACTGTAATCAGCTTGGTTGCAATCATATTCGACTGCAGCGGCACGGGTCATGATTTCTTGTTCTTGCAGCAGTCCAGCAAGTTGAGCCTCACCAACTGTTTTAACAGCTGCCATTCGAGCAGCTCTAGCTGTAATATAGTTCTGAATTACAGGTGGCACATCTTCAAATTCATAGAACCAAGTAATATCAGCTGTAATATCTTTAGTGAATTTATACGTATGGTTATGTCGGTCGTAGAGTTTGTTTCCACGTCGTACTACATCATAGTCATCACGGTGGGTTTCGACATTAGTGTCGATCTGCAGAGCGTTAGTAGGATACAGGATTTCTTCAGTATTAGTATCTGGTTTTAAGACATAATAACGCTCTAGATTGAAAGTCCAACCTTCACTCTGCACTTGCTTACTTACTTCCCGTAGGGTTGTAAGTACGATAGCAACTTCAGGGTTTTGAAGATCCAGCGTGGTGACAGGAGCCTGTCCCACGGAGCTTAGGATTTGATTGACAGCATCCAGTTCGGTGGACGCAGCATAGGTGACAGGCATAGTAGTAATAGATAAAAAAAAGGGGCGTCCGAAGACACCCCAATATGAGATCAAAAAAAGATCAGAAGGCAGCGTTGCCAGTAGAACCAGGAGCTGCGCCAGCAATCAGTTCGACGCAAGCAGCAGGGTTCAGGTAGTCAGCGCCCATGGCGAGACGACCAAGGATCACGTCGCCCTGATAGATCACGGAGACGTCACCGCTGGTGACTTGCACTTGAGGACCGATAGCTTCCACGCAGGCAGCACCTTCACGCTGGAAGATGAGTCCGCAGCTGTTAGCAAATTCGGTTTCTTCACCGTACTCGTTGTTGATACCAGCAACGTCGTTAGCGGCATCTTCAACGGAGGGAGACACAAAGGAACCGGTGTTGCCAGGATCGGTAACACCAGGGTTGGTAGCAGATCCAGTACCATACTTGGTACCATACTTGCTGAAGAACGGAATGTTCATCGACTTGAAGATCTTGATACCAGCGATCTCAACGATGCCGTTGCCACGCTGACGTGCGGTACCTTGCTCATCGCGGTTGATCAAACCAGAGTCGCCAACCTTTTGGATCAGTTCATAGTACTGACGGGGGTTCAGAACACCCACGCGACCTTCAGAGCTGACACCCTTCTCATCCATAGCAGCAGCTGCGTCATAGAAAGCAGCAACCAGCTTGTCAGCATCGTAGGCATCAGAAGCGTTAGCGGTAGCGCCGACGCGGACCTGAGTACCACCGGGCTCAACAAAGCTAGACTTGGTGATAGGAGATGCAGCACGTGCACCGCGAGCGATAGCACGGAAGATCAGACGGTCATACTTTTCTGCGAGAGCGTAGCCGATCTTACGGCTGATCTCAGAACGCAGGTCGTAGTGTGCGAGAGTTTCGTCGAGGTCGTAGACAAAAGCGCTGGAGATTAGCAAATCGTCAACGGTGACGGTCTTCTCAGCCACCGGCGGCGCACCGTCGGTGTTACCGAGGATTGCGTTGCCAGGGGTATGATACTCAGCCGTGGTACGACCGGTATAGATGAACTGCATAGACTTACCGTTGGTAAGAGTACGCTTGGTCACCAGGTCACGAGCAATAGCATTGTACTCGAAACCTTTGAACATCTCACCGCTAAAAAGCTTGAGATACAGAGCGCGGGCGTCACCCGTGCTGTTAGACTGACCAGGGCGAGTCAAACTCGTGGTCAGAGTAGAAGTTTGTTGTGCCATTATACAGGAGTAAGATTAAAATAGACTTGCTCCCAAACGTTTGGAAATTTTTTGTTGAAAATGTTGTGGTCTATCCCACCGTCTAGACGGTTAGAGGTATCGGCGTACCGGCTCCAACCAATGCAAGGGAGGTCCGACTCTGAGGTGCCTCCCAAGCTGTTTACAGAAGACCTTTAAGGCACTTCTTTTGTTTACGACATTCAGGTTTTTTATCACCGCAATGTCCGCAACGCTTGAACACTACCTCTGCACCAGTAGGTGCTGGGGTATATGGAACAGGAGTTGCTTTAGCAGCTTTAGATTGATGCTTACTGGGCATAATGAGGATTGCGATACTCAACACCGCGGTAACGGAGCACTTCCACGTGGTAGCGCACGGCGCGGCGTCGGTTGTTTTTGATAAAACGAATGAGGTTCATGGACATAGTTCGTACAAGATAAACCTAACCCCCGTTCCATGGTTAGGCAACATGCGTCCCGAAGGATGAACGTACGAAATATTAACCGATTGCAGGTGTAGTCAGTGCAACCGGTGTGGACTCAGCAGCAGCCAAGTCAAGTGGGAAGTTGTGAGCGTTACGCTCGTGCATTACTTCCATACCGAGACCAGCTCGGTTGAGGATGTCAGCCCAAGTATTGATTACACGACCATCAGCGGATTGAATGGACTGGTTAAAGTTAAAACCATTCAAGTTAAACGCCATAGTAGACACACCAAGAGCAGCAAACCAAATCCCCACAACAGGCCAGGCAGCCAGAAAGAAGTGGAGACTACGAGAATTATTAAAGCTAGCGTATTGAAAAATGAGACGCCCAAAGTAACCATGAGCAGCCACGATGTTATACGTCTCCTCCTCTTGCCCGAACTTATACCCATAGTTTTGGCTAACATTTTCAGTCGTTTCACGGACCAAGCTAGAAGTAACAAGGGAACCGTGCATAGCTGAAAACAGAGAACCACCAAAAACGCCAGCAACCCCAAGCATATGGAAGGGATGCATAAGAATGTTGTGCTCAGCTTGGAAAACAAACATGTAGTTGAACGTTCCCGAGATGCCCAATGGCATTCCATCAGAGAAACTGCCTTGTCCGAAAGGGTAGACAAGGAATACAGCTGTTGCGGCAGCGACTGGTGCAGAATATGCGACAAAGATCCAAGGCCTCATACCTAGTCGATAACTAAGTTCCCATTCACGTCCCATGTAAGAGAAGACGCCAATGAGAAAGTGGAAGACAACGAGTTGGTATGGTCCTCCATTATAGAGCCACTCATCAAGTGAAGCGGCTTCCCAGATTGGGTAAAGATGTAGCCCGATTGCGTTACTTGAGGGAACGACTGCTCCTGAGATGATGTTGTTTCCATAGAGTAGAGATCCGGCAACGGGTTCACGAATGCCATCGATGTCCACAGGGGGAGCAGCGATGAATGCAACCAAAAAGCAGACGGTTGCGGTCAGTAGGGTTGGGATCATCAGAGTCCCGAACCAGCCAACGTAAAGTCGGTTGTTAGTAGAGGTTACCCAAGAACAAAATTCTTCCCAGGCAGACCTCCGTTGTTGTTGAGAAAGTACAGCGGTCATTAAAAGTGCAGAGATTTGTTAGACAGGGTATGTATTTGAGCACTTTAATGAAGCCCTCCCAAGGCTCACATCCAGTGGAAGGCTTGGATATAATCAGAGCTTGTACTTCAGACCGACTTTAGTACCATAGGAGTTGGTGTCGTCGGACACGAAGGAGATCTCGCCATAGACGTCGAGACGCTTGGTGGCGGCAACAGAGCCGAACACCTTGCCAGTAAGTTTAGTTTCAGCTTCACCGTCATCAGGTGAGAAGACGGTAGGACCAGCTTGCACACCCCAAGAGGTGAGACCATTACCATCTTCATAACCAAGATGGAAATCAGTAGCCATGCCCTGATAGTTGGAACCGTTAAAACCAGAATTGTTTTCGACGTTCACATACGGACCTGCCAGTGCGGGAGCAGCGGCGAGGAGGGTTGCGGGGAGGATAGCGAGGAATTTCATTAGATTAGAGTTACTTTTTTTTAGCAGTTTTAGCGGAGCGTCGGAAGTTAGCAGCCGTGGGCGCTCCTTTAGACCCAGGCTTTCTCATTTTTTCACCAGACCCGGCAGCGATACGCTTGCGTTTGGCATGGATGTTTGCATAAAGACCACGTTTTTGTTTCATTAGCATTTCCATTTGCGTAGTGCCAAGGCTTTCCGGGTTGGCTTGCCGTTCTTACGCATCGGACCTTTGACGCCTTTCATTCTAGCACAGAAGGACCGCTTGCGAGGACCACCACCAGGCTGTGGTGCCTTCAGGTTTGAACCTGTTTCACGATTATATTTACGACGACCGGCAGCTGTCAAGCCACCGGACCTCGATTTGTGTTTGCCAATCTTAAGACTGACGCTTTTTCTTGCCGCCATTTTTCTTGGTACCTTTTTTGACGGGCTTGCCGTAGGTACCGGGACCGTAGGGCATTACCAGATTCCGGGAATAAGTTGACCAGTTACAGCATACGAACCAATCGCAGCCATCACACCGAGCATGGCAAGCCTGCCGTTGAGACGCTCGGCGCGTTCGTTGTGGGGGATAGAGTTTTCGTCGATGTACATAGGTGGTTCTTTAGCGTAGATGTTGGTGCGTCCGCCGTCTTCAATAACAGTAGACATCAGAAGTTAAGACCGGGTGAGTTAGCAAGTTTGTCCATAACCTCTTGCCGGAAGGCAGGGTCACGGTCATAGCGAGGGTCGTTCATATCACGTACGACTTCCGCTTGGCTACGATAGCCACCAGATGCCTGAGCAGGTTTGCCTTGGATCATGTTGTTTTCGTAGCCCACGTTGTCTTTGTATTGTGATTGGAGACCCTGAAGCATCAAGTTAATTGTAGCAACATCACCACTTTCGATAACGTTGTCAAATGCTTCAACCATTGTAGGATCAAGATTTTCAGCAGCCCATGCAGTCATCTGTTGGTACTGCGTTTCACCACCAACGCTATCAAAGATAGCAGACACTTCACTGTCAGTCAGCTCTCGCCCTTCAACAGGGGAGCTATCTTCTAGAGTGCCTTGATACTTAAAATACGCATCAACAAGATCTTTACTATCCATTGCAGCGAGCTTTTCAATCGAAGCGTCGCTGAGTTGACCACCATCTGCCATTTCATCATCAATGGAATCGAATAGGTCAAACGCTGGATTAGACTCAACCTCTGGTTCAGTTGTATTTTCTTGCGCGGATTCGGTTTGCTGATCATTTGATCCAAGTTTTTGTTGCAGCTCAATGTAAGCTTTTTCTAGATCCTGTGCACTTTTATACTTACCTGCCAGCAGGTTGTTTTGTGCATCTTCCATTGCCTGACCGACAGCAAGGGTCTCGGCGTCCCGTTCTTCAGCAATCTGAATTGCTTGGGGATCATTACTAGGATCGTAAGTGAGTAGTTCAGCCATAGATTATTATTCGGGTGAAATTGCTTCAGCCATCACGGCTTCAGCGTTTGGGTTTTTAGATGGATCCATCATAGGCGTCTTTAACATTTGAGGTGCCTGCTGTAAAGCCATCATCTCTTGCTCTTGTTGAGCAGCAGCGTCAGCTTCGGCCTGCTGGTCTTCCATACTCTTGACCAGGTTGAGAACATCAATACCTTGTGCAGCAGCCAAACGTTTGATAGCCTCGTCAGCATTGATGAACTTCATCAGCGCTTCAGGTCCAAGTGTTTGTGCAACAGTTGTAATGAATGCAGTTAAAGACTCACGATCTTGGCCACGGCCTAGTGCGTTGATACCTGCAACAATAGTGGGTCTTACCAGATCCTTAGGATACTTAGGCAGCTGACCGCTACGTGACAAGACCAACAGTTTACGGTTTAGGTAAGGAACCAGGAACTCAACAGTCAGCAAGCTGAACAGCCCACCAAGTTGTTGTTCAAGTTCCAGTTGTGTCAGTCGTACTTCCTCAGCTGTAGTGCGTTCTGATTGACGCACGTTTAACACAAGGAATGCTTCCAGCAAACGCCGTTCAAGATTCTGCATCATAGTCATAGCAGTCGAGAAGTCAGCAGTCTTACCTACTTGGATAACACCGATGTCTTCAGGACGACCTTGAACGATTGCTCCGTTACCAGCCTGAGCGATTGTCTGAGGCTTGGTCATGGAGGAAGGGCTGACAACAAACACCACCTTAGCGGCGCTTGCAGAGCCTTCTACCATAGCTTGTGACAGTGCGTTGAGTGACTTGAAATCACCCAAGAATTCTTCAACCCGTCCACGTCCGTAGTTCTCACCGTCAACAGAGTTGAACCGGAGAACCAACCAAGGGTTAGCATCTTTAGGTGCCTTACCATCAGTGTTGGGGATTGCTTTGTCAAAAGCTTCCTGGTGCCAGACCCAACGATTGTTGTCTAGCTTGACATGAGTATAAATCTCAACGTCATCAGTGTTGGAACCATAACGGCTAGTAACACTTTCTTTTGCTTTTAGTTCTTGGAACTCCTGAGGCAGGAGTTGTTTGTTAATAAGTTCTTTGGTTACGATCTCAATTATGTTACCGTTACCATCACGTTCTACAACATAACGATTGAGTGGGTAGTGCTTGATCCCATCCTTACCCATATACAACAGGGCGTTACCACCGACCACAAGATGCTTGATAGCTTGGTGTACGGCAACACGATCACCAGATGCGGCAATCGAATCCATTACCATACGCTCCATCTTTGCAAAGCTAAGGTCAAGTTCAGATCGAATTTCAGCAGGCAGTTCGGTGCCTAGCTTGGAATCATCAATCTGAAGTTTGAAAAAGGTAGTCTGCGGCGGCAGCAACGCCAGCATCAGTTTAGATGCCAGAGTTACCACCGCTTTACTACCAACACTTTGCCAAGGTTGACGCAGGTTCTTGTGTGAAGGTCGCAGCTCATCACGTTGGATAAGATACGGTAGGGTCAGTTCAGAGCACTCAACAGCAATGTCAAGAAAATGATTACGGTAGCTGGTTAGATGATCATACCTGCTACGTGCGTGCATTAGCCTAAGTTAGTTGAAGTACCTTGTTCGTTCATTGCGATGCGAAGACGGTCAAGACCTCGTGTGCCTTGTCCACGACGCTTACGCTTTTTACGTTGAATAGTAGTTGGACGTCGTTGCGTCAGGTTTTGAACATTAGCTGCCATGGTTGCTTCCATAGCTTGAGCTTGCTGCTCATTGCGTGCTTGAATCTGTGAAATCCGTTGCTGGTTTGCAGATTCTTGAGCCATCATATCACGACGAGCACGCTCGGCATCGCGCCGTGCCCGTTCTTCAGCTTCACGACGTGCGCGTGCTTCCCGCCGCCGTGCCCGGCGAGCGGCGCCACCATCTCCTCTACTCATTTTTTAAAGTTCCTCGTTTTGAATACGTGAGTTGATCCAGTCCACAACACTACGCTGACCTGCTTGATACATGATCGTGGTGATACTTGTATCTGGACTGGGATTGGTCAGCCGAAATCTATCTTCTAGTTCATTGACTAGAGCATCCACAGTTAAGCCGATGTTAAGCGTACTGTGGGAGGTTTGTATTTGCATGTTCAAAGAAAGCAGGCATACGAGCTGCACGGGTGGCAGACAGTTCGGGCGCTTTGCCCTCATACATTAGTCGATCACTAGAATCGACCCAAAATTTTTTGTCCAAATATTTATCGGATGCACCAACCTTGAGCGGCTGCATGACCCAGTTAATTGTAGCCTTCCTCAGTCTATCCAGGGACGGCGAGATCTCAAGCCCCAACTCTTTGCATACGAGAGAGTTACATGCCACATGGATTTGTTCGTCTCGTGAGATGTCCGCTGAGACTGTTCGCATACCAGCGTCACCACAAAAACGAAAGAAGGGTAGTAGAACAAAGAAGATCGCACGCTCGGCAACCATTGCTTTGGTGATCGTGTGATCAGGATGCTCAATCCACGCTTTCTGGAGCGCCAGCGCTTCCTTCTCAGCTTTGGAATCAGTGCCGTAAGAGTTGGCAATGTAACCCAAAGCCACGTCGTGGTTTTCTTCGTCTTTGACGTTTGTTTCGAGGAGCGTGCGAGCCGCAGCAGGGACATTCTTTTCTAGAGCATCAGTAATAAAGTCTCCGACAGGAAGTTCCATGTGTCGGAGTGCGAGAGCACGGAAGATTGTTTCCTCCGCACCCTCTTTGCAGACACCAGCTGTAGTTTGCACTGGTGACCACTTGCGCTTACGCGCCATTAGTTTTTCATAAGGGTTCATTCTTGACAGTCACATTCGAGTTCTTTATTTAGTATGTCTGCAAGAAGGTCATCGGCATCATCTTGAAGTGCTGCATATACATCAGACTTATCTTGAGTATCACCCATGACTTGCAAACTGTAGTAAAGGGAGGTTTGCGGAGATTCCAACCACTCTTCGATAAAGGCTTCGTCATATGTGACGACATCACTCCAACTGTTGAAGCTATACCCGTGAAGAAGTCCCGTACGGTTGAACAACCGCATGATGCCATCAGCAACACGCTTGTAATTGTCCCAACCAACTTCTGAAGCGATTTCTACATCGCCATAATTAAATGTTTCGACACCGAACGTACCGCTATCTCGGTCAACCGTACGGCTGATAGGCGGTGCGATCTCTGGGGTACAAGTGTACCCATCTAAGTCTTTGCTGCGATAGCTGCAGGATGCAGTAGGTGCGATAGCAAAGGCACGTACCATATTGTTTGCACGTGCAATACTAGCAGCTAGGTCAATTCCCAAGCCAAGCTGTACAACCAGCTCGAAGGCAGGAGTCTTCACCATCTCACCGTCCAGGTACTGCTCCAAGGCAACACCAAACTGTTCGTAGCTTACTCCGTACCGCCGAAGAAGGTTAGCAAGTCCGAGTACTCCAAGTCCCACCTGTCGATCGGTTGCAGCTGGGAGGTATTCGCCAGTTGATCCAACACCTGTTTTGCCATGGAGATCGCACAGCTGGGACATGCCTTCACTAAATGCTTTTGGGATGTCGTCGAACTCACAGGCACCGAGATTGATATGCTGCAGGAGGCAGGTTCCACGTGAGGGCAAGTACACTTCGAGGCATACATTTCCTCGGATTCGTTTGTCATTTGCATCGTACTTTACTTTGTTGAGCCAGATGTCACCGGACTTAATTCCGTGGAGTAGTTCCTCCTTAAACGTACACCCCTCCCACCATTCGGGGGTGATGTTGATGCATCTCTTGACCCAAGGTAGCTCGGATCGAGAAGCGCGAATAAAGTCAAGAGCATCAGGGTGGGATAGATCAAGGTGAAGAACAATCGCACCGTTGCGATAGGTGCCGCCACGCCTAAGGATTTCATTTAGCGTTGAGAAGATTTTGCCAAAGGAAACAGGTCCGCTTGCAACAAGCTTGTCATCTCCTTTAACTGTTTCTGTGCCCTTGGGTCGCAGTTTTGATAGGTGAATCGCAACGCCCGCTCCGTTTCGCAGAGCATGGCTAGCAAACCTCCAGCTGGCTTCGATTCCATCTGGTCCCTCCATCGAATCTTCGACTACAAAGACTGTGCATGATACTGGAAGCCGTGACTCAGGGTTGTCGAGCCACGATTGTACACGTCCAGTGCGTGAAATATACGAGGTGGTCATTTAAGAATTAGATCGTTCAATGTAGGTGGTTTGTAATTCGGTCCCTTCAGAACCTTACCGTCTTCTCGGTAGATAGGTTTACCATCTTCACCAAGCTTAGACATATTAGAAGCGTGTACTCGGTGCATAGCTTCATCGAGATCCCACTCTTGAGAAGAAGCAAACTGATAGCACACGTAAACTAGATCAGCAAGTTCTTTAAGTTGTTCACACTCATCTTTTAGATGGTAAGCTTCATGGAACTCTGACCATTCCTCATCGATCAAAGCTTTCTGTGTAGTCCGATGGTCCTTCCCAGTCTTCAGTGAATAGGCGGAGCGGAACTGTTCCGCTTGATCCATCAGACTCGTGTGTATGTAGGAGTTCATTTTCAAGATAGTGGATAGCTTTTTTAAGATCATCTACCTTGCTGTCTTTGTATCCAGCGCGGCAAATGTATTTAATTGCATTGCCAAGGTGGTAGTTGAGCTGCTGATCTCTAATGAAATCCCAGACCTCTATGTTTCCTCGGGTGTAGTGTGGTGGGGAGTTGGCCACTGTTTGACTAGGTTTGATACGGTGTTGCTGAGGCAGAAGTTTTGCCGTTGCAGTGCAAGAAATAATGTAATGATGTCTGCTTTATCTGCCTGAGGGAGCAGATCCTCAAGCCGTCTTATCTTGAAGCTCTGCTCTATCGTCAGATCCAACACTGGCATCGGTAGGATTCCAGGGTATGACGGTTTTTGTTGTTGCGTCATAATTTTCTTGTGTGAGAATTCGTGCGAGTCTTGCATTGGTAAGGGCTACCTCCTCGTCTAAGTCTTTGGAAGCAAAAGCTTTGACAACAGTATCCCATGTGTAACCGTCTTCCTCAAACAAAGAGACCGCACGTTTGACACCGATGCCAGGTACACCACTGTAACCATCAGTCTGATCACCTGCAAGTGTTTGAATAAGATGCCATTGCATACCCTGTTCAGGAGTAATGTCAAGAACCTCATCCATGTTAAACAACTTACCAGGTATCTGTCTCATGTCCTTGTCTGGCGAGACTATGATGTTACCGGGGTTAGCCGTAGCATAAATACCCATAGCATCATCAGCCTCAAGCTCAGGCAAGATGATGACTTCATACTGCTGTTTAAGTGCAGAAATTACCCGGCGATAACCACAAGGCTTCTTTCTATTTCGATGCCCTTTGTAATCCGGGTAAATTTTTTTCCTGAAATTTTTAGAGTCGCTGAAGAACAGCACCAGTTCTGGTGTGTCCCACATGAAGTTGTTTTTAATCTTTGACAGCTCACGCTGTACGTTTGATAATGCTTCGGAAAATTTACTGATGACAAGGATCACATCCTCGCCAAAATCAATCTCATCTTCAGCACCGGCGCAGGACTTGTAAACTATGTAGTCTGCGTCAATTAGTAGTTTCATAATGTTCAATAGCCTCATCGGCTGTGGCGAAGCCAATTTGAGGGAACGGTTTGAGGCCAATATCCTTCCCTGGTTTGTCTAGATAAACTCTAGCCATTTCAAATACATCCTCAAGCGAGCAGTCAGCTTCTTTCATGATGGACTTAAGTGCGCCTTCTAAGCGATTAGCTGCTGACCAAATATGACCACGGTACAACAATGTGTCATGACAATGATCACCAACAGGTCGTGTTTCTGCTGTATTACCGAATGGTAACCCAGTGAACGCACAGGTGTCGGTTTGGTGTGGCTTCATAGCGTGATAGTTGTGGGAAAAAAGGTTGCTGCAGTTGCGGTGCTGACGTCTCTGCTTTCCTATAAAATTATCCTTAGAATCGTAACCTTTGCACCGTAAACACTTACCAACTAAAGGAGATACTAACGCTTTAGCTTTTATAGAGGGATCTTTTTGTTTACCAATGATCCTTGAATTTTTACTTTGAATTGATGAGCATTCTTTGTGGCAATAGTATCCATTACGTTGGTTGTAATACATTGCAGATGAATGATCCCAACGTTTACAGTAAGCACACTTTTTAACGTCGTCAATTAACAAGTTCATAGGTGGCTACAATAATTACCCTACCACCGGTTTTAGGTGGGTGAATGTAATGAAGTGATTGACCAGGAAAGCAAATAATATCGTCTTCCTTTGGTTCATAAACCTCGTCCCCAACAACAGTTGCACCACCCTTATCGGTCAGGTAGATTAACATGTTTTCATGGGGAAACTGATGATCTACATGAGGTTCAGATGGGATCATCTTTTCCGTTGGGAAAGTGACGTTCGCATTGATACGATGAAAGCACTTGACTGGTGTTTTACCGTTGAGTGCCAGTATTTCCATGAGCAGATTTACAACCATCGGTAAAAACTCTGAGCTTTGCACTGAAAACCCATACATTTCAGGTCTTGTGAGTAAAGCGTGCGAAAGAAAAGGAATAAACTCATGTCCCACCTTAACACTTTTTGGATCACCATACTTTCCACCAGACATATTATTAGTCCAGGAAACCATGGAGCCGGTAAAAAGATCTTTCACATCCTCATACTGTCTGCTGAAGGGGTTTTTAAGCTTTGTTATCATCAATGGACCTCCGACCAATCACGTCCTTGTTTTGCTTCTGCACTGATTGGGAGGCGTAGTGAATAGTACTTTCCAGCCGCTTCAGCGCTTTGTACCAGGGATGCTGATAAAGCGTCGGCGTGTGTGGGGTCGCACTCGAATTGTAATTCGTCATGTATAAAGGCGAGCTGTGAGCAGCACAACTCTTGAGTGTTTGCATGGTTGATGACCATCCAGCGCTTTGCAACAATACCTGCACCTGATTGTAGCAGGTAGTTCAATGCTTTGTGCGGACTGTCAACTTTGATCTTTCGTGTATCTACTGATCGAACATAGCCCTTCTCAGACGCTGTTTTGATAGCCTCCAGAAGTTGGGCAAGCCCGTCAATAGCTTCCACAAACGCTGTGCGTATTTCTTTACCTTTGGATTTAGCTCTAGTTGGGCTGAGAGAGGAGTCATAACTTAATCCAATTTTGGCATCGCCGGCACCATAGAGGAAGGCGTAGGTAACGGTTTTGACAGCCCTTCTGGAGATGCCAACTTTGTCGGCATTGACTTGGTGAATGTCGCCATTGAGGAGAATATCTGCGTAGCAACCCCCGTCATAGCGTGCAAGATAATGAGCGAGCATCCTAAGTTCAATGCCTGCAAGATCAGCACCAACCATAATTTGCCCTGGGGTCGGTTGGAATAGTTTTCTGAATTGTGGGTCACTTTTAACTTGTCCGAGGTTAGGGTTACGGTGTGCACATCTGTGTGTGTTAGTTGCGACGGAACAGTGATGGTGAATTCGTTTAGCATTCGTACATAGCTTCAGCCATGCGTTCGTGCCTTCCGAGATCATCCCCAAGCTCTTGGTAATATCGAGACACTTCAAGAAGTCCTCGGCTATCGTAATCCCAGCGCAAGCAGCCTCCTTCAAGATAACTTCGTCGATGATCGGCTTCCCAGTAGGAGTCAACTCCGTCGGCTTCCAGCCATGATATGTTTGCAGGATCCATGATATATGGTCACGTGATGTGGGATTGAGATCTTTTAAGCGTGTGAATGGAGCGCCTTCGACATAGCCTTGGGTCCGATTATTTCGTTTAGGAGTAAATAATGATCCGGCAACGAAAGGGTGCCTGTCGCGTAGTAGTTGATAAGTTTTTTCAAGTTCGGTTCTGAGAGTCGATGCAAGTTGCCATGCAGCGCGGTCATCAAAATACCATCCATGAAGTTCCTGTTGCGTAAGAATGTTTGCAACCTGATGTTCTAGCGCGACCCACTCAGGTAGGGGTGGAAGTGATCGCATAATTTTTTAGTTACTTGAACGTCTTGTATGCAGTAATCCTGCATTTCTTGAGACCATTCAGACCAATCAGCGTCCTTACCAAAGCTGCCCTTGTATTCAGACAGCCTGTGACCGTACGCTTCGAGACTGTGACGACCGTAAAGCTGCAGTGGCATGTTCTCCCACTTGTGCTTCATGTCTAGGTCTCTCATATCCGTGTGATACAACCGCGAGAGAAGAAGGGTATCGATAACCAAGGCGGTCGGTTGAAACCACGAATAGATTTTTTGTAAGCAGGGTAAGTCGTACCCAATGATGTTGTGACCGACAATGACTTCAGCGTCTTCCAATCGTTGAACGCCACGAGTAATGGGTTCAGCATTACCCTCGTCGTTGTATATGAGAGTTTGGTCAGTTTCTGAGTCGTAGATGACCAGACAGTGAATGCGGGTAACATCATCAAGTAGACCGTTGCTTTCCAGGTCGAATACCAGCATTTTTCCATTGGTAAGTTTTGTCTACAAATTTAGCACGCTCTACCATTTCAGGCGTGGGAGGTGTTGGGCGACGGAGATCACGTTTAGTACTAGAAATCGGTTGCCGGGTTGAAATCGGGTTGAGCTTCATGTTCAATAAACTTACAGGTGTTCAGATCGTAGTTCAGTTCTCCAGCGATACCAACCTCGCCAGAATATCGATTCTTAAGGATTCTAACAGTCGTACGGCTTCGTTCAGATCCGTTCTGCTGATCTCGTTCGAGCGCAATACATGCGTCGCTGAGTTGAGCAATTGAAGCAGATCCCCTGAGCTGTCCGAGCGTAACTCTAGCACCTTCTTCATGATTGACATCTGATGTGGTTCTCCGTAGGTGGGAAACAAGGAACAATGATATACCAGTGCGTTCAACAAGTGAGCGCAGCTTGGTCATGGTTGTGTCGATCATACGACGCTCATCACCGTCAAGCCCGCTGAGCAGGATGCTGAGGTGATCGAGGAATACAACACGAGTTTCAAGACCCGATGCCATGTACTCGATACGTTCGTAGATGTGATCAGGATCATAGCTCCCGAAGCCATCAAACAAATGTAAGTTCCAATTGGCAATCGTCTTGTCGAAAGCGTCAGTCAGTTCAGCGCGGCTGTGCTCACCTAAGTGCAGGGATTTGCCAACCTTTGCTGACATCAATCCGAGAGCTGTACGACGGTTGGATTCTTCAAGTGCCAGGTAACCGACCCGTTCTCCTTTACATAGCAGATGAGTTGCGAGTTCACGACAAAAGGAGCTTTTTCCGATCCCGCTTCCAGCAGTAATCGTGACAAGTTCTCCATACCGGATCCCGTGTAGTTTGTTTTGCAGTCCTTGAAATGGGTACTCATGATCTGCTGGTGGTGATGGTGTGGTGATGATGTCGAGCAAAGATTTTGCATCGACGATCCCGTCTGGTTTGTATTGGACGTGCTCGTAGTTACATACGGCACGGATAGCCTCACTGTCTCCGGCTTGTAAAGCCTCTGAGGCATCCTTGTAGTCCTCTAGAGCACCGATGAAAACCTTGCCAGGTGGTAGGACACCGGCAGCCTCCTTGGCAGCCTTCTGACCGGCTTCATCGTTGTCGAAGAACAGGACAATCTTGTCGTAATAATTGACCCATTCGTAGTTGTGTTGGATCGCTTTCTTTGCAGCAGGCGCACCGTTCGGGATAGATACTACATCCCAGTTTGGTTGTGCCTCCCACACAGACAAAGCATCCATCTCACCTTCTACGATGACTAGCTTTTGTTCTTTCTTTGTGGTTTTGTGACGGAAGTTTTGCATTCCGTACAGTGTTTTGACCTCGCCTTCACAACGGAAGTCTTTGTCTTTGGTTTTTATCTTTGCGCCGAGAAGTGTTCCAGCGCTGTTGTAATAATGGAAGCGTAGCTGTTCTCCGTCCTTGTAGGCTTTGAACAGTTCACAGGTTTTTTCTGAGATTCGTCGCTTCTGCAGCCGTCCAGCTGAGCCTTGTAGGTTGACATCTCGCATTTGATGAGTGTGATTTGTGGTTTCGTTACCACTTGTGTGCGTAAAGCATCTGAAACAAAAAGCGTGACCGTCTGAGTACAGGCTATTTGCATCAGACGATCCGCAGTTGTCGCACGGCATGTGCCGTACAAATTCAGAGTCGCTCATAGGAGCCACTTAATAGGTATGTTAGAAAATGAGCACCAAGGGATGTTGTTTTTATCACACCACTTGGCGTAAGTTGTTTTACTTTTCTTTGATATTGTGTTGTAGGGTGCCTGGAAGACCATGCGTAAGTCAAGGTCAGGATTCTGTTCCTTGACTGATTTGATTTTCTTCCGGTCAGCACTGTCCCAATACCCTTTGCACTCTAGTATAACACCGTTCGGAAGAACGAAGTCAGGGCAGTACATGTGAGATATGGTATATGGGACTTTAGAACATTCGTACTCGTACTTGACACCCAGCTCAACGAGAAGGTCGGCAACCTTTTCTTCGAGTCTGGATCGAAAAGCCATTAGTCGTCCATGTGCTTTTCAATGATGGCTTCAACGACATCAGTAACGGCACGAGACATCTCGTACTTGAAATCGTTTTTATCTGCTTTGTAACGAGTAACGCAGATAGGAGGCAGCTGAATATCCAGCGTGCCTTTGTAAACACCGGTCACCTCATCACGAGATACGGTGTATTGGAAATCAGAAGTCGTCATCGGGTTCACCTGCATCGTTGGAAATGTTGGGCTCGCCAACTTTAAAGCCTTCGGTCTTGCCGAACAGCTCAGCTACATCAGCTTCATCCATGTCACCAGTGTCAACACCAGCAGAGGATGCAAGCGAGATAACTTGCACAGCCTTGAGCTTCAAGCTAGTGCCGTAGGTTACACCGTCCTTGAGGATGTAAGGCTTTTGAAAGAATGCAAGCTTGACTTTAGCGCCGCCATATAGAGGGGTATCGGTGTCTTCAATAAGAGTTCCCTCAGTGTCAACAACAGGAGGCTTGGTTTCGTCATTCCATGTGAACTTAACAGTGTACTTGCCCTCAGAAACTTCTTCCCAGGGCTCAGGCTTCAGCACAGAACGCTTCGGATTCTTCAGTTTTGATTCAGCCCACTTGATGGACTCAGTGCGGTCAGCTTCCAGCTGATCCACGATGTCTTGACCGACCACAGCCATAAGCTTGTAGCCGAATTTACCGGGTTGCAGTACAGCTTGGTAGCCTTCGAGGACCACGGGCTGTTCAGTTTTGATGATGGTACGTGCCATTTAGCAGAAAAAGTAGGTGGAATCGATAACCGATGAGGGTTCTAGTGTATCACACATCGGTGGGTCAGTCTCTGCCCCAATTTGGCGGGCAAAGTCAGTTAAGAAGTCATGCTCCGCAAAGAGGTGCATGTATGTCTCACGAACAATGGATGAAAGAACACCCATGTCAGTAGCACGACACAAAACCGAGTCGTGTATGAAGGAAATCGGAGCGTCGAAGCGGAGTGCAGATAAGTGAAGGAGGCTTGCATCAAGTGAGTGGATGAGATTAGGCGCTGTTGCGTTCTTGTGATGAGACTTATCAACCTTGTCGCTTTCATCTGTTGCCACCTTGATCTGACACCTGCCGAGTAACTGTAGCTCAATGTCCTTGACTACAGGTTTCATCAGCCGTTGAGTGACGACAAACCCTGATGGTGTAGTCCATGTTAACTCAGTTAAACCGCGGTCAATCGCCTTACCGACCTCCAACTCAATCCATGCCATGACTTCCATGGGACCAGGAACAATGATGTCCATGGCATCACGTACAGCCTTGACAGTAAGAGTTAGATCCTCCTTACTAACTTCAACACCCTTTTCCTTCAGTGCTTCACGAATGTAGCCACGGTTGGAAAAAGGTTTTGCGTTGTAAGGTACGGTCATTACTACACGTTTGACAGTTTTTCTGTCCATGTAGGGTTTGATTGAGTCGGGTACATGTGGGGTAGCTTGTTGAGCCACCACTTTGTACGCATCCTGAGGCTTGTCTGATGGTAAAACATTGACAAGCTTAGCGGTTGAGGCATCTCGTGCAACTCCTGCAAGTATCTGAAGACCACTGCAAGTAGCATCT